CGCCGCTTGCTCCGACGAATCCAGTTCTTACGCTAGGCTCCGGCTGATCGGCCGCGTGATCGACTACGATCCGCTCTTTCAACTCATCCCACCTCGCCCCCCAGTTCCCGGCATTCGGAGGAGTGACTTTCCCGAACACCGCCGCCTGAACCGTCTCGTTGTCCGACCACCACCATTTCCCGTAATGTCCTTCGATGACCATGTCCAGCTCGTAGCTAGCGATCTCCGAGGCGATTTCTCCGTTTGTCGCGATCTCCACCAAAGCATAGGTCCGACTCGCTGGCTCGTATGACATCCCAATCGAGTTCTTCACTCCGATCCAGACTTTTTCTCCGTCCGCAGCCGTCGCGACATCGACCGACGCGGGCCACGTATGCGATATCACGGGCGGTTCCGTTATCGAAGGCCCCGGTCTACCATCGAGAGTTCCGCCGCCACACCCACCGATTCCGTAGTACACCCAACCGGGACCCTCGTACGTCCAATACTGATCGTTGTAATTGAAGTGAACTTCCATGTACCCACTAGCCCTGTTCATTCCAATGGAATGAAAGTCGTAGTTTCCGTTACCTCCTTTTGCGGTCCAATAACAATCTACACTTCCAGAGTAGTAGTTGTATCGGAACGGATTTACCGTTCCGACGTAGTGGAACGTCAGCGTCCTCGCGTCTTGATTCACTCTAAACCCACTCGAAAAGACCGTAGTCAACTTCGGCATGCTAACGGTGAACGAGTTCGTGCAGCAATTCAAATGGTACGGTCGCAACCACCCCATAAGCCTTAAATCGTCGCCCACGTATTTTGTGCCGACGTCACCTTCCGCCACCGTCACGCCAGTTCCAGCGGACCTGTGAGTTCCGATATTCGTTCCGACGCCGCCGATTGTTAGCGTTAGATCTCCAGATAGCTGCCGAATCACCGTGTTCGTGAGAGTTGGATTCCACCCACACACCAGCGGCAAACAACATCCCGGCCCGTATCCGTACGCTCCCATCAGCACACCCACCCTTGGAGAATGTAGCACTCCGCTTGCTGGTTCCACGACGCGAACACGAAGGTATCCTCGTCGATTGTGTCCGTCTGGCCTGTCGCCTCCGTGACATCAAACGTAACGTCGTCCACGATCACCAGCGACCCGTTGCCGCCTGATTCCGGATCGTACCTCCAGAAGTCCACCGTGCCAGTCGCCCCGGCTGAAAGCGACGCCGTCGTCTTACCCCAGACGATTCCCGGCTCGTACCGCTGAATCAGACCCCGGCCGGCGGCTCCGTCTCGTAGCACAAGCCCTCCGGGTACGTGTCGCTGGACTTCCGTCTCGTCCTCCACCGGCCCCCACGTCTCGCCTTTTTGCGGAAGCGAGCCGCCCGGCGTGTACGCCACGAAGCAGCACCGCTCATCCAGACATGCTCCACGGTCGCCAGCCGCGATCTTAGCCGGGCCAATCGTGACCACGCACGACCGCCAACCAAAGTCTGTCACGGGCTGCACCGTCAGTACGATGCGTTCCGACGACTCCACCGCCCCCGTGATTTCGGCGACGGAATAGGCCGGAAGCTCTGCCGTTCCGACGTTCTTGCACTCGATGAAGTGCATCCGGCCGAACAAGCCCTTCGGTGAATTGTCGCGACTAATCACTGAATTTAGGCTCCAGTTTCCCGGACGTCATCCGGTAGGCTGCGGTCGTTTCCTGCGCGTCCGCAAGATCCCGCTCGAACTTGGCCGACAGCTCCTTCCGCCGACGCTCCTTGAATGGCGGGATGATGTCTGCATCATGCTCCGAGTTCCGGCTCACGCGCGTCATCGCGGGACCGCGACCAATCGACCAAGAGACCTGCGAAATCGCCCCATCCGTCTTGGTGTCGATCAGTCCCGGATAAGAACGATCACCGGACTCCACCGTCGATAGCGACGCCAAGAATGTTTTCGCAAGATACTCCGCCTGCTCGTCCAGTTTGTCTTTCTTTCGGTTGTCCTCTTTCCCCGTCTCCGCGTTCGACAGGTCGTACAGCACCTTTACCGTGTATTTCAAGTCCGGAGCCATCAACACCTTCTTACCGACAGTGCTTGATCCGGTCAGAGGAAACACCCACGTCGGCCGCTCCAGCTCCCGGTCCGCCCTCCGTATCGGATGCGCCACTTCGACGACGATCTCCGCCTCGACGTAGTCTCCGTCGTCCTCGATGTAAATCGGCTTGTCGAACATGACGATTCCGTTCTCGCCATCCACCGACACCTGCCCCTTGTAGTTCACGTCCTCGACGTTCGCACCGAGCCATTGCGAGTCAAAGAACTTGCCGCGAATGAACGGAGGCTTCGGCTTTCGCTCCAGTGCGACACCATCTTCGTCGGATGTCTCCGTCGATTGAATGTCGATCAGGCCCGACGAAAGCGGCAAGTAGCCCCGGTAGGTTTCCGGCAGCGTGTCGATCCCTTCGAAAGTGCCGTCACCCAACGGGCCTCCGCTCTCAGACGCCTTGATACGGTAGCAACGCCAAACTGTCTGCAACGCCAACGCCCTTGGGTTCGGTTTCGTCGCGTCTTTCTGCTCCGCGACGTTGCCCATCGTTTCCGGATCTTCCTCCTCCCACCCGTTCGTCGGCTTGTAAGACAGATCGTCGATCAGTTTCCATTGGCCGTCATCGTCGAGCCCTACCGCCTCCAGATCCCACCGCGTCTGATAGGTGGACTCCGCCCCGACGACGATGATCCCGCTTGGAATCTGCGCCGTGTCCATCGTGAAGTCGATTGACTGAGCCGCGTAATTCGGCAGGCTCGCCCCCTCGCCCGCTGGCAGGATCGCCACCGTCTTGTCGATCCGATACACCACCCGGCATCCGACCTCGTCAGCCAGCGTCGCCAACGCCTGTGCCGGGTTCTCATAGCTCCAGTGAATCTCCGGCCGCCTCGTGTTTTCCATTTTCGAGACGTCGAACGACGTGACGTGCATCTCCTCCAGCAGCATCTTCGCCAGCTCCTGCGGCGTCTTCTCTGTGAGTTCCCTCAACCTCCCGTCCGGCCTGCGGATATTGTAGTGGCCGATTATGTAGCCGTACTGCCACGGCCAGCGACCGTCGAGAATTGAGTAGGTCCAGATTTGGCCTTGCCCGATGCGGCTTTGCCCGGTGTCCACCTTGCATCCGTCGATCCGCAACGTCGTAGAACCGAACGTGAAGACGCACGCTCCCTCTTGCCTTGGTTTCGCTTTACCAGCGGGCACTTCCACCGTGATCACGCCCGGAGTGATACCGTGGCCGAGCGAGTAGTTCGCCGCGATCACTGACTCG